CTGTAGCTGGTTTTCCTGTTGCAATATTAACAAGATCACCATCTGCATTCGGCCGCGTAAATTCATATTGAAAATATCTACCCGGTCCTTTTTGAACCACGTCTCCTGGAAGACCGCCTGTATAATTTATAGAATTATAATAACCAGATTGTCCTGCGTAAGGTCCAGAAGTTATTACACTTTTATCACCAGGTTGAACTGCTGTACCATAACCAAATAAATTTCCCTCTGGATTCCAATCACTTCCAGCATCTGTTGCAAATATACCTGTCTGACCAGGAGGTGGTTGGTTTACTGTTGGTGGAGTAGGTATTTCAAAAGGGTTTAATAAATATTTTTGTTGAGGAATAAATTTAAAACCTGCGTCTCGTATCTCTTGGTCAGTAGCCATTATCTTCTTCCTCCTGGATGTATATCTAATCTAAATGTTCCTAGTTTCCAATCTTCACTTGTAGATGTGTTAGCAACTTCTAATGCAATCTGTCTAGCTCTTACTCTTACATCTTTTTTAGTTGTTGTAGAGTCACATGTAAAAGAAGTAGTTGTTTCACTACTGTTTGGATATAATCTTGTTTTAAATTTTACTGCAGTGTTTCCTGTCTGTGTAATAAAGTCTGGTATAAATCTACTAATTCTCATAATGTATTCACCGTCTCCTCTAATGTCTGGCATACCTACAACGTTACCTGTATTACTTCTTCTTTGTGTAATGTCAAAATCACCGGAAGTAATGGTACCTATTACGGCAGTTGTTACACCACCAGCATTAATTTGATCGGTCCCTGTTTCCTGTTGATAGTATATCGTACTTCCGTCCGTATTACCAATAACATCTGACGATGCATCATCATCGGGATTATAATAAGTTGCATGTGGTTTATCAAAAACCGCTGAATCTTGCCACGCTGCTCTAGGTAAAGTGCCTGTTGTCCATATAGGACGTTTAGGTGATGAGTCTAAATAATTATAAGTAACTACCCTATTTATTTGATTTGATGCAGCTGTACAATAAAACCAACTAACTTCACCAAACAAGTTGTTTAATCCTGCATTAATGAGGTCTCTAGATGTAGCATTTATATCATCATAAACATGATCTTCTACAAGACATGGCATAGATTTTAGCTGACCATCATAAGTAAAGAAACCATTTTCAGACATCCAGTAAGCCGTACCGTCAACTTCAATACAAGCATTTTTACCAAACAATCCACAGTTTGTACCTACTTGTTCAAAGGCAAATACAAAGTCTCCACCCACAAACTTCATTAGAAATAATGCGGTATCGCTCCATACATAAATTGCGTCCCTACCTTTAATAGCACCCATAATTTTAGAGCCATCTGCTANTCTTTGTGTACCAGAATTGTTTTCTGCTTTTACTGTATANGCATCTGTGCCATCAATATTTTCTTGATCTGAGAAACGTATAAACATGTCGTCTTGTGTAGTAGATGAACCTACANTTGTTTCTGTNCCAAAAAATACTAAGTGTCTNTCNGGTGTAGATACTANTACATGACGTGATGCTGTAGGTGCGTTTGCTAAAACAGTTGCACGTGTATTAACAGCCCCTACTGCAGCTGCATCCCATTCAAANCATTTACCATTNTATATAAGTGCAATTAATTTAGTACCGTAGTTATCTAGAATCCATAAACCAGGATCAATTGTAAAGTCAGAAGAGGCTGGATCACCCCAACCAGCAAAACCAGAAATATCGGTCACAGTTGCTCCAGCGCTGTGCCCTGCTTTAGTTGTGCCATTAACCTCTCTTGCACCACCACTTAAAATATTAGTCGTAGTATTATTGTTTGTAAAACTTATATCCTCTGTACCAATTCTTATTTCTCCGGCAGAAGGAAAAGCTGCTGAGTTAGTTAATGGTATATCGGTTACAGTGTCATTAATAGTAGAAGCCAAGGTTGTAGTTGCAGCACCTAGAGAAGTACCACCAAATAAACCAGCACCCCATCCAAATCCACCTAATTGTTGTGAGGGTCCTACTGTATAATAACATAGGATAGAAGCAGATCCACTACCTGATAAAGGTGTGCCTGTTTCTGTGGCTTCCATTGTAATTGTAAAAGTTGTTGTAGTCGGAACTGACGTAACCATATATTTTACATCTTCAAATGTAGCGTCATTATAAGTAGACCCTACAGCAGTAACTCCGCTTACTGAATCAAACATAACGATATCATCTTCAATTAATCCATGAGTCCCGCTGCATGTTACTGTAACTGTTTTTGATGAAGATGTGCTTGTAAAATTTGCACCTGTAAGTGTAGTTCGAATAGGATGGATATCATAATAAGTACCACCGGAATACACATATAAAATTCTATTAGTGCCTATTGCTGCATATTTAATACCAGCATTATCATCCCAATGATGAATGGCTCTAGCTGCACCTGTTAGTTTTGATTCTCCTAACTGGGTCCAACCACCTATTTTTTCAGGTGTACCATATCTAAAACGTACATTATCACCATCAAACCATTGCCCTTCAGCACCGGTCTCTGTGACTTGTTTATTAAATCCTGGAGCAAAGCCTAATTTTTGTAGCATATAAAAACCTGTTTATTAGGTGTTATATCAGATTGTAGGTGATTTCAATAGGTTTTAAGCAGAGGGAATCTGTGGTGGATCATCCCCCTGCAAGCCTAATGTATAGACTATTTTTTAGATTTTGTCAATGTAGTTCCTTTAAACCAGGCAGGCACACCTAGTAAAGGTCTTTTGTCTAAGTAGTTTTCTTTAGCAGTTTTAGAATTAGCTTTGTTATAATGTAAAAATACTTGTCCACAATTTTTACCTTTAAACTCTTCTCTCCAATGTTCAAGATCACAACCAGAATAGATCAACATATCACCTGGTTTTAAATCCACTTTAATACCTGCTTGACCTTTTCCACCTGTTGGATCAAGATAGATTGGCCATGGGTCGCCACCTAAATTTAGTGTAGTAGATATTTCACATGAATATCTATCTTTGTGACGAGCTAAGACATCTCCATTTTTATATATTCTTGCATAAGAATAAGTCTCACTTAATTTTAATCCTGTATGTTTTTCCATAACAGGTTTTACCTCTTGTAATAAAGTTTCCATTGCAATGTCACCATAGTGTGAATAAGTATTAGGTACTTGTTCATCATTCCATACACCAAAGTATGCTGTAAATGGAGATATATATTTTTGATCAAATAAAAATCTTGCAACTTCTTTTTTGTTTAAAAAATATTTATAAACAAACTCTGCAATCTCTGGTGAGATTGCTTTTTTTAATACTGTATATTTATTTTTCTTAAACGACATTTAATACTCCTTTTGGTATTGCTTGGCAGTTCCAATGTATAAATCTAAATGGGTTATATCCCATATCTACAATGTACTGATGAGGTAAGTATGATGGAAAAAATATCATTCTACCTGGTCTAACTTGATAATTAATTTGTGATGATGCATAAGTTACTTTTGTTTTATCTTTTTCTGGTAAAAGATTCATAACATTACCTGGTCTTGGATCTTCAAACATAGGTAATGATGTAGACTCATCTGCTTTTAAAAAATAAAAACCAGATATATGACCATTCCAATGAGTATGTAAAGTATGGTGTCCACCACCTTTTTTAGCAAACTCTTGCACCCACATTTCTGTAGTAAATACTTGATGTCCTGACATATCAAAACCCATTTCATTTAATAAATTATGTGCTGTACTGCCTATGTAACCTAGTAGTTGTTCAAAATTTGGGTCACCAATTAAAGTTGTTGAATGAAATACATAACCCATGTCTCCTTTGTCACCAAATTTTTTATTACGTTCTTCTATTTTTGGTTTTAATGTTTTCTTAGATTTTTCAATATAAGGATCAGATGCTTTATTTAAACTATCTACAAATTTTGGTTCATCTGCAAACCATATAGGACATTTAAAAAATTCTTCTAATCGTAATTGTTTAGGATAACCTACAACTTCTTTTTTTACTTTTTGTTTTTTAGCTTTAGCTTTTTTCTTTTTCATATTTTTCCTTTATTGAAATGGATATCCTAAGTTCCATATTACTAAACTGTTTCTTTCTCCACTTTTAACAGGACATACTCTATGCCATACAAATGAAGGAAACACAACCAATGATCCTTTAGGTAATATTTCTGTGCATTTTTTAACATTTCTTTTTTTATCAGGATCAAGATTTCTAAAATCAAATTCTAACTCACCACCTTTATAATCTTTAGGATCAGATAAAGTAACGGTTACAGATAATTTTCTAATTTTACCATGTGATGGATCACCTTGTTGTCGTTGATAAGGTTGATCCCAACTATCGCAATGCCAATCATAGTATTGGCCTTTTTTATATTTTGTAAACTGACAAGACTCACTAAAGTCCCAATTAAAATTCCAACCAGCACTAGCGTTTGCTTGATGCACATAAGGTTGTATTTCTTTGTAAACCCATCTATCATTCATCCAAACAATGTTAGAATCTCTTTTCTTTTTTAAATCTTTTATTTGTTTTTGATTTAATTTTTTATCACCATAACCACCAGTGACTGCCATTTGATCTTGAAGTTGTTGACCATATTTTACAATGTCATCACAGATACGAGAAGGTACAGCTGATTGAAAATACCAATAATAATTTGTAAGGTTCATATATCTTTATGAACTTAATATAACATTTATTATGAAACTGTCAATGTACCTGAAGCTGTAAACTTAGCTAATTTATCTCCACCAGGGTGAGTTGAAATTGTTGCAGCAGGACCTGGGTTAGCAGTAAAAGTAACTGCGCTTGGTCCTCTTAAAATAACGATACCTGGTCCACCTGGCATACCATTGTTAGGTGCACCCGGACCATATGATCCACCACCTCCACCACCAGTATTATCAGAACCAGCTGCAGAAGCTCTTGGGTGAGAACCACCAGGTCCTCCTAAAACTCCACCAGCTCCACCACCACCAGCTCCACCTACACCACTAGTACCAGATCCAGATGTTCCACCACCTCCACCACCAGCGTATGTTGTTGATGGTCCTAAAATATCATTTGGTGCTCCTGCTCCACCAGCTCCACCATCACCAGAACTAGCATTACCACCATTTGCGGTAGCTCCACCACCTCCACCACCAGATTCTGTATAAGCTCCTGCATTAGCTCCAGCTCCACCATTATTTCCTTGAGGTGGACTAGTTGGAGGTTTATTACCACAACCTCCAGAACCTGGAGTGTTATAACTTCTTCCACCACCTGAACCACCGGGGTTTGCATCTCCACCAACATCAGCTCCTGCTCCACCACCTGTTGCTGTTATACTTTCAAAAACTGAATTTGTTCCATTAGCGTCAGCAGCACCACCACCACCAACTTCAACTGTATGAGTATTTCCTGCTTCAACATTAGAAAAAGGTAAAGAACTACCTCTTAACGGAGAAGGTCCATAACCAGAAGCACGATAACCTCCAGCACCTCCACCACCACAACCGCAGTTATTTGTTCCACCTCCACCACCGCCAGCGACTACTAAATAATCTAAACTATATGTTATTAATCTTACAGGCCACGTTCCTTGTTGCTTGGCTGCCATTTGACTTTGCATTGACCACACACCACTTGCCTTATCTAATTCTTTTACGATAACTATACCTGGTCCACCAGATCCACCACTTCTAGCTGTCCCAGGATTACTCCCAGTATTACCAGCTCCACCTCCACCACCGCCAGTGTTTGTAGTTCCATTGCTTCCTGCTGCTCCTGCGCCACCATTTCCTCCACCTCCGGTTCCACCGTTACCAGCTCCTGCAGGGTTTCCACCACCACCGCCGCCACCAGCGTAAACTCCAGAGTTAGGTGCTCCTGGATAATCAGGACTTACATCTGTTCCTGCTCCACCAACTCCACCACTTGAACTTGATCCGTTACCACCAACTGCTCCGTGTCCACCTCCGCCACCTGCTCCATATGCAGGTGAAGCATCAGCTCCACTTCCTCCATTATTTCCTTCTGATGGGGTATAACCACCAGCATTACCAGAACCTTTAGAACCAGGTGGATAGTTTCCAGCTCCTCCACCAGAACCTCCTGGTTGTGCAGCAAGTGGAGCGCTATTGGGATATATTCCTCCACGTCCACCACCTGTAGAACTATAAGTAGTTCCGCAGACAACGATAGATGAATTAGTTCCATTTGAACCACTACTACCACCTCCTCCAACAGTTACTGCCCCTGTTGAACCTGATGCACATAAATCTAAATTTCTTAAACCACCTGCTCCGCCACCACCAGCTGCTCTTGTGTTAAAATCAGTTGTAACTGCTTGTCCACCTGCACCACCAGCAACTATTAAAGTTTTAATAAATCTGGTTCCCGGTTGTAAACTTATACTAGGTGTGTTTGATGTAC